GTTATCACTTCCTGCGTTATCTTCTCTAAATTGCAAACCACTTAGTGCTAAAGTATCTGTAAACCAATCAGGAAAGTTTGCACTATCAGATCTTGTATTTCTTGCATACGCTTCTCGTATATCATTGACAGCTATTCCTGTTTTAAGACCTGTGACAATTAAATCGTTTGGTTGCAATGAAGTTATATTTGGATTTCTAGTATAAGCATCCTCTGTTATAGGAGTTTCTGATCTTTCTGGTGAAAAACTATTTACCTCATTACCATCAACTAGCATGAAAACATCCTCTACAATCTGTCTGCCATCTCTTTCGTATGAGTATTGGTAATGTCTATATGTTGTGCCACCAGGGGATTCTTTTTGGTCAATCAGTCTTCTTGTCATTTGACCAGTAAAACGATCAATCCTATCAAAAATTGGGTTATTTACCTGCCTTGTTTGTTCAAGATATTCACGCACATTTGGATCTTTTTCAATTTTCTCTTCTTGTGCAAGTTTCTCTTCTTGTGCAAGTCTGTCTTGCTCTTCTCTTTCTCTTCTTAGCTCTTCTTGTCTTTGCTCTTCTTCTAGTCTTTGAAGTCTTAATCTTTCAGCTTCTTGAGCAAGTTGTTCCTGCCTTAATTGTTCAAGTCTTTCTTGATCTTCAATAGGGGCCATAAGAGGGATATTTCCAGCAGGGTTTGTTGTTCCAGTAACATTTCCAACAATAGCATCAATACCACCAACTGTAGGTGCAAGAGTTTGTTCATTTGCTGCAAAGGGAGTTGTTGGAGTTCCAGATTGCAAATTTACATCTCTTACTCTGTTTCCAAACTGTTCTTGTGCTTTCCTTATAGCTTCAACTCTATTGTCTGCACTAACTGTTGATTCAGTTCCTGTATCTAAAATAATTTTATATATTGCCATGCTTATATCCTAAATGGGTTGTTGTTCATATTCAAGGGGTTTTGTTTTCTTTTTGGCTTGTCTTTTGGCATCTCAGGTTTGACAACATCCTTAAAAGATATGTCAGCTTGTTCCAAGAATTTGCCAACCATTGTGTCAAACTCCCCGAAAGCTATATCTATTGATGTGTTTTTCTTCTTTGCCATTATACTCCTAGTCCTGGTGGTAGATCTCTTCCTTGCACTCTTCTGTTTCCAGTACGAGGTGAAGCTATCTGTCTACCGACTAATTCTTGTTCTCTTAAACTCCCAGGAACAACAGGTCTTGTATTTGTCTCTACTCTTGCCCTTTCTGTCGCAGGAGATCTTTGAGGTTGGTTAGTTGTACTAAAATTACCAGCATTAGGTAATTGTGTTTGTCCTTGAGTGTTAAGTATATTCTGTGCTATCTGTTCAGCTTCTTGTCCGCTTGCTGCACCACTTGCTTCAACTAACTGTTGGAGTATTGGCACTCTTCTAGCAGCTTCACCTTGCAATACTTGTTGTACTTGCTCACTCTTTAGGAATCCTTCTGCAAGTAATTTAGATCTTACTTCAAGTGCATTTGACACACCTGCTTTTCTAAGTGCAGTATCTTGATCAATGAATCCTGTTCTCCAAAGACTATTGTAAAGATTTAGTTTTCTTTCCTGTTCTTCTGGAGATGTAGGAGTAAGTTGTACCATGTTTACATAGTGACCTCTAATATCGTTAGGCCTGATTATTGCATCTAGTGCACCAGCTTCTGTTTTTCCAAATACAGTTACCTTATCTTGAATTACGTTTTCAATAATTTGTAACACAATAGAGTTCCTGTTCTGAAGGCCTCTTTGAGATGCTTCTACATACGGACCAAAGTTCAAAGCTGCTATACCTGCAAGAACTGCAGTGTGATAACCAGATGCAGCACCTTGTGGTCGTTCTCCCCTGACAACAGCAGGTGCAGTATTAGATTCAATAGCTCTGCTCATCATGCTCTGTGCAATCTGTATTGATGCAGGTGGTTCTGCCACTCTGCTCTGCTCAATAGTTACGTTCTGAGGCATAAAGTTTTTAGCACCCGGTGTCTCTTCGTAACCATCCATAACTTGTTCTGTGATACCCGGAGGCCCTCTAAAGTCTCTAGTCGGCCATGCTGAGTTAGCAACAATGTCCATGTACTGTGAAGCCAGCCTAGACTCTGCTCTAAGCATATCGAAGTTACCATGCAGTATTCCTCTGTATAATCTTTCAGGTTCAGCGTCCTCGGTCATTAAACCTGTGTGAGGCCAATACTGTGTAAATGGCAGAGTCTTGTATCCGTGTCGCCTTGGCTCTAATGCAAATTTGTCATCTGCTACATACGCTACTTGCGTTTTTGTCCAGTATTCAATAAATTCTACTCTTCCTGTAAGTGGGCCATCCCAATCAGGAAAGTGTGCAGAAACCCAGTCTGCGTCTACTTCGTAGTAGTGGATTATCCATCTAGGATCTTGTCCATTGTTAAGATCCCAAACACAACTTTTTGGGTTTACTGTTGTAGTAAGAACGGGGAATGTAAGATTTCTATTATCAAGAACCTCTTTTACACGTTCTTTATAATCTGCGTCTTGACCATCTGCTGGAGGTTCTGGAAACTCTTGCCACCTGTTTGCAGCAAACTCTGTCTTTTCCCAAGCAACTCCGTACAATGCCATTTGCTTTGCAATCTCTCTTCTAGTTGGAGAGAACTGTTCTAGCATATGGTTTGCACCGATCAAAAACTTTTCAATAAGTTCTGCTCTTGCTTGACCTCTTGCTCCCGGTGATGGCACTGATATATCTAAGAACTGAGGTGTAACGTGTGCTACAAGTGAGTTGACAACACTTTGAGATGTACCAAGTCTAATTAGTGATCCAGTCTCTGGAACATCAAAATCAAACTCACCAAGATAAAATTCTTCAGACTCACTACACAAATCATAGAAATCTCTAAACTTTGATTTACCCTGATTCAGCTTATCCATGATAAGTTCAAGACTAACCAAAGGTTCTTCTATAGGATTTGCTCCCTCTCTTGCTATCTCCTCTTCTGGATCAGAAGATGTTTGTTGATAGCCACCTTGATATGATACCAATGCTACTCCTTATTGTTCTTTTATCAGGAGCTCAGGTTCTTCGTAGTTTTCCATCTCACGCTTCATCTGTCTCCATCTTTTTATTCTGGATGACTTCTTAGAATAGCTTGAGTTTAGTGGGGTGATTCCAGACTTTGACGTAGGAAAGAATTTTTCTTCATTCATATCTACAGCAGGATCACAGGCCATTAAAGCCAAACATTCTGCATCCACCCAGTCATCATGCCTCCCGGACACAGTATAAAAAGTGTGTCCCCGATTTGCTGTTTCCCTATGTGCAATGTCTTCTAACTGACTTATTAGTTTACCCCAACTCTGTGGAAATGCAACTGTTTCTTTTTCAAGCGACAGTGCATAGTCTAAAAATAATTGATACTTTTTTGCAGGTGTAAAGTTGTATCCAACCACAGGAATAGACTCTTCCATAAGCTCACGATAGAGCACGTCTTCTCCTAATTTACCACCTAGACCTGTAGAGTCCATGTAAATCTCTTGTACACCCCATCTAATCGCCTCACGCTTGATAGTTTCTACCTGCAGAGACCAATCTGTTTTTAAAAGTTCTACAGCAAACACAGAAGTTCTGGTTTGCCTGTCTTTGATAATCAAAACTGTAGCATCGTTAGTTCTACCTAGGTCAAGACCTGCTACATAGAATCTGTCTTCGTGTGGTCTTGCAAGTTCTACAGAATCTGGTTTTGAGTACGCTGCAGTAACATTTCTAAAAAAGTTACCTGCTCCCTCTGGTTGATGAGCCATGTAGAATCTTTCCCATATGTTTTCTGTAAGAGTTGCCTTTTCTTCTTCTATTTCCATCTTGTCGTCTTCAGTCAGATACGGATTATCAAACGTAGATGCGTGAAATGCCTCTCTTCTGTTTGATGGATTATCTTTTGCCATCTTAAAATTTCTTGCAAACCAGTGCTGTGAGCTTTCTGGAGGTATGCCTTCCACAATAGCCCTGCCCATTCTACCGGGAGAGTTAAGCGTAGGCCTGACCTTGTTCCACGCAGCTTCTTTGATGTCCTGTGATTCAGCCATGTGTAGAAAATCAAGACCTACAGTTTGCAGTCCT